TTAGCATTAATCTCAAACGAGGATTTGACTAATGAATTAGCGACACGTAGAGAAAATAACACTATTGACATTGATTACCTTTGTCAAGTAGTTAACTGCTCACAAATAGAGTATTTAGAGGCTTGTTTGGAGGGTATGGATACAGACCAACTAAAAGCTTTTGAACGTACATTTGAAAAGATTTATGAACGTCAATCTAAACGTGAGGAATCACAAAACGAAGAAATGACTAACTACCGTAACACATTGAACTCACTATGATACTAAACCCTATTAAAATAGCTGAAACCATTATCGAGAATGGTCAGCTGGAGAAAGTCATTGTTAAACAAGGTGTCTATGATTGTTGTGTGATTCATATCAATAAACAAATGATTTCATTCCGCTACGACTACTCACTTAACCCAAGAATTGAATCTGCAATGGTATGGATAAATGGCGATGACTTAAACATTACAGTTGAGGAAAATATAATGATTAGGCATTTACTTATTCAAAAGTTCGATAGCAAAGCCTGGAGTTTAATACAACCGATTGAAAGGATTGAAACTAGAAAACAGAGGTAACGTATGGGTATTAACGAAGTTGCCGAAACGAGAATTTAATTAGAACTAAAAAACTTGAATATGATTGATAATTTTATTAAAAAACTGAAACGGCTTTTTTGCCAATGTGCTGTTATAAGACGTTTTGATTCGGAGGTATTTGTGCCACCTTTTAGATTAGCAAGGAAGCAAAAACGAGCCATATTAGATTCAAAAGGTAGAGAGGTAATAATTATGCCACACAATAGCGAGAAGCAAGCGCAAATGTATTGCGATTACTTAAATGGCTTATAACTCCTCGCTAAGCGAAACAAAACATAGTAATAAAACACTTACAACCAAATGAAAACACTAATACAAACTTACATACACCGCTTTAAAGAGTTGTTGAGTGGGGATATAATTAAAACTAATCTACTATGAAACTAAAATACACAAAATACCTACTACCAACAACCGATGGTAGGTTACACAAAGAATTATCATACCTTATATCCTTACACGAAAATAAGATGACTAAGGGTAAGATTAAAACTAGACTTGATGACTTAGAAAATAAGGTTAACGAAATGAGTCACGCTTTATCAATGATGTATAATACTATTGAATCAACGGAACAACTTTTTAACTCCGATACAACAACTAATTAATATTTTTAATACCTTTGTATTATGAACCGAAAAACACTTTTAACAATATTAGGTATATTGCTAATGATTATTATACTATCTTTGTATTTATTCATTCCAATATTAACACCTATTTCAATGGCTATTATAGTGATTAGTCTATTGATGAAACGAGGATATAAATTAAATAATAATGGGAGCACCAATAGATAATAATAATGCTGAAACGTGGGATATTCAAGTATGTAAAGATTTGTTTATTAAAGCTAAAAAATTAGCAAAAGACACAGATACTTATAATACTTCACATGGTTTAGTTGATGGTTATAAATATCACTATATTGGTGAAATTGCAGCCGAATTAGAAACCCATAGAGATATATTTAAGTATTTAAAAGGTAAATATACTGAGTTAAAACCTTTGTATGAATCGCTAAAATCAAGACTTGAAGCTAATTGTTTTTCCGACAGTAAAAAAGGAATCATAAAAGAAGCCACCGCAATAATGAATTTAAAGTCTAATTACGGATGGACAGATAGAGTAGATAACACTACTCAAGGTGAAAAAGTTAATCAATCGGTTCTATCTAATGAATCAATATCTAAACTAATAGACAAACTTTAAATGTGGATAAAGACCTTGAACAACTTTTATTACAAGGTAGTAATCAATCATTTGTAGTATTCTGCTACTACTATGATTTTGACTTTTTCCGTTCAAGACCTTTTTTAAAAGAAATAGCACAGTCATTTCAAGATGTTACCGATGGTAAATTAAACTCATTAGCAGTATCACTACCTCCACGTGCTGGGAAGTCTTATATTACTACTTTGTTTTGTGCTTGGACTTTAGGCAAATATCCAACTGAATCAGTAATGCGTAACACTTGTTCAGCACGTTTAGCCCGTAAATTATCTTACGACACTAGGGAAATAATAAAATCACAAAAGTTTCAAAATGTATTTCCAGAAGTTAAACTATCAGATGACAAATCTGCAGTTGATGGTTGGAACACTAATTTATCTAAATCAGTAGGTTATTTTGGGCAAGGTGTAGGCGGTACTATTATTGGTTTTGGTGCTTCAAAGTTAGCCATTACTGATGACTTATTCCGATCAATGGAAGATGCAATGAGTGAAACAATAAGAGAAAAAACTCACAGTTGGAAACATGGTACGCACGATTCACGATTAGAGAGCGGATGCGCTCAAATTGATATAGGTACACGTTGGGTAAGGGATGACGTTATAGGAGTTAATTCTATTGAAGGTCGTTATGAAAAAGAAATAGTAGTGCCAGCATTAGTTGAAGGAGTTTCATTTTGTGAGGCAGTTCAAACAACTGAAAGGTTTCTACAAATGAAGGAACGTATGCCAGAGGAAATATGGATGGCAGAATATATGCAGACCCCTATCGATATTGAAGGTAGGTTATTCGAGAACCTTAAAACCTTTACCGATATAGATTCAATTCGTAACAGTTCAGAGGGGTGCTTGGCTTATATTGACGTTGCTAATGGTGGAGGCGATTACCTTTGTATGGTTGTTGGTCATTTAGTAAATAAACACGTTTACATTACCGATGTAGTTTTTAATAAGGGTAATACCGATGTAACGATTCCAATGGCTGCAAATATATTGAATATAAACAACCCACGTCAAACGAGAATAGAAACTAATGGTATGGGTGCTTTATTTATTAAGATGTTGAAAAACGAAACAAAATGTACCTTAGTACCAATTTCAAATAGCACGAATAAGAATACTAGAATCTTTATGAATAGTGCATTTGTAAAAAATAATATGATATTTTTAAATACTGATAAAGGCGAGTATTTTCAATTTTTACAAGCACTCGCAAAGTATAGTCACGAGGGTAGGAATATAAACGATGATGCACCCGATTCAATAACTGGATTAGCTTTATTTTTCCAATCACTTTTTAAATTCTGATGCAATAATATCGGCTAAGTCAGTACGGTTGTTGGCTTGTAATATTTGTATCGTTTCTGCTCTAGTTTTATCGGCTGATGCTTCTGCGCTTTTATCGGATTTCAATACTTCTAAATGTGAATAGTCTTTTTCTAACCATTCATTAATGCCATCCATACCAAAGAATTTAGTAAAACCTAATGCTCTATCTTCAGCAAGTGGAATAATACAATCTTGATACGCTGATTTTAAACCTTGCGCATAGTTGCTAAAAGTAGATGCCTTACTAAAAGAGAATATATTTTCATTCAATCCAAAGCCATCAATGATAAGTTTAAAGTCCTGGTCCACTTCCTCAAACAACATTAAATCTTTTGTTGGGTAACTCATTGGATTCCATTTAGCCGACCCTTCAACATATTGGATATTAGCTTTACCTTCTTGCATACCAAACATACCGCTTCGAGCCTCATTCATTCTTTTAATATCTTCTGGAGTTAAACCGAGACCCATACCATTTTGACCGTTATCGGATGACATAAAACCTAGTGCAGCATCATTTGTGATAATTCTATTTCTAAAACCCATTGAAGCTCTAATGTTGGCAATAGCAAGTTTATATTTGTCGAGTGGCGAAATACCCATTAACGGGTCATTAGGATTAGAACTTTTAAAGTGAATAACATTTTTTACATCAAAGTATTCTCTAATTCCATTGTATTCGATATATATTTTATCAATGATTTTTTCACGTTCAACTTGATTGAACATTTTACCAGTGCGACCGATAACGGTATATTGCATTGGTAGGTTATAAATGGCAGTTGGTATCGGTAACGATTTTCGTAATAAATTAACCATTGAATTACCATAAGTTTCATCTGACCAAATCATTGACTTATCAAGTTCAGACCCGTTTTGTATTGGATTTGGATTCTCTAAAATATAAACCGCATCTGAATTTTCAACTAATTGTTTTTTACCGTTTACTAATTTGTAATGTTTCCAACGACCATTTGA